AGGAGCAGCAGTTCAAGAAGTACAAAACCCAGTTGCAGTTGCTGGAGCTGCAGGTGATTTGATACAAGTTGCAGATATTATGTCAGCCATTCCTTTGAGTGATGACCAGGTAACAACATTCCTTACACTTGGTAACACATCTTCTCCAGGAGGTTTTGGTTTTGGCACGTTCGAACAAACAGTTTACGCCAGGCATCGTGTCTATGCTATCGATGTTGATTTTGCTGGTTCGAACTATTTCAATTTGTTAAGCTCGAACCAGCTCGGTTCACTTAGTCCAACTGCTGCTGATCGTGTGTATTGTTACCGAGTCGTACAAATGGGAGCTAACAATACAGCTACAACAATGCTCGTATACCCTGCTCGTTATATCCTTCGAGCGATGGCAAAAGAAGAAGCAGATTATCAATACATCATGCGACTTAAGCGCAGCTATGATTTGCAACAACGGTTCGATCGTGATTAAGATGTTTTACGGGCCAATTATCAGTGAAGGCGTCGATCAATTTTTGTTCGAACAAATTCTTGACCCATTATTACCTGGTCAAGGTTTGCCATTACCATTGCCAGTACGATTTGGTTTGTATGCAGTAGAGCTACAAATAGAAGCAGGTCAAGCAATCGCTGCAGGTAAAACTACCAACAAATTCCAATACACTGGACAAGCATCAGGATATGATGCAGCCAGTACACTTGGATACAATCTCATGTACCAACCTGGAGGAATACAAATATGACCGAAACAGAAATTGCAATTGAAGAATCGAAAACTGAACAACAAAGTCGTACGGCAAAGTTTGCTCAATGGCTTATGGATCGTGACGCAAAGCGTGAAGAAAAAGAATCCAATCTCGAAGGACTGATGAAGTTTAACATCTTTCTTTCAACTCTTACATTGGTATCTGTGGCTGGTGCGACTGCACTCGACTATGCAATGATTGCATGGCTTTGGGTTTAATCCCAAACCCATTCTGTACGATCAGGATACCTGTTGTGGAAATGAAGCAACACTTCTCTGTGTGCGTCGCACTTGAGACACACTTCAAGAAATCGAACACGATTATGTGTTGAGCCCTGGTATTCTCTATCGATTGTAGCGTGTGAACATTCTTCACGTTCACATTCAATGCACTTGTTTGAATCAGCCTTAGACATTTCATCAGCCCATAGCATATCTGCGCCGCACCAATGACATGTGCAATAATCATCGTCGCTCATTGCATTCCCACCCAGTATTCAAGCACATCTGCAATACGACGCAACTGATAGATCTGCTCGCACGCTTGGCAACGATGAGTGTTTGTGTCGTACTGCGCACGTTGAAATGTCGTACCGCAGTCCTCGCACTTATCTGGAACGTAAGTCAAACCGTTTGGTATCATCAAATATCCCTCCCAAAGATACCAACGCATGCTTCATCTTGATGAATGCCCATGTATCTAGTCGCATGTGGCACACCTGCAATGTCTTTGTGTGTGTGAATTGACATTCCACAGTGATCGCAACGATAACCAAGCGTAACAATTGCAGCCTCTTCTGGTACTGTTGCAGTTTGTTTGAGTTTGTTGCGTACCCATGCACTAAAGTTAGGCATGTTTTGAGCAAGTTCGTATGTTACAGGACATAGTGTTATCATTTTCTGGCGCTTCATGTTACTGCGTAGAACCATCAATATATATACATGCCTCAAAAAATCGGGCAAGCCCTATAACTTATGGCTAGTTAGGAACGGGTGGTCGGGGTGGGATTCTAACTTACAGTGGCGCCTCACCCATAATCAAGATTGAATCCAGGGATTGTTTGACGATCTCGAACTTTTGGTGTAAATTATAAACCGAACCTGTTATGATAGGTTTGGAGGGAGGACCTAGGCTGGCGCAATACTTGCAGAGAAAACCTCCCTCCACCCAACTAAAGTGATTAAAATGGCTACAAAGAAAACCGCAATGTTTACGCTCACCGAACGACTTCGAATTACAGCTCCTGGTACTGACACAACTGCAACCATTGATTTGGGAAGTTATGTTGATGTTGGCGATCGTCAAGCACTACAGATTCACAGTGTTGATTTTATCTACCAAGGTAATACAGCAGCTGCTTCAGCACCGTCGGATATGGGTGGAGCTGGAACTGTTGTTGTCCAGGTAACTGACTTAAACCGAGGTGGACTTGTCCTTGCTGAAGATCGTGCTCTTGTTGCATCGGGTCATCTTGACTACAACCCAACAGGCTACTTGACAAACAGTGCAGACCTTTACCCCGATAACTATGGCAAAGGTGCTGACGATGGCCGCTTTGTTGTCAATGACGCATTGTATCTCACTGCTCAATCATCTTCACTTACTGGTACAGCAGTTAACGTCACTGTTCGTGTTAACGCTTCTATTGTCACACTTTCGCAAAAGGACTTCATGGCGATCGCAATTCAATCTACTGCCGCTGACAACTGAGGTGTTCTTGTTTGACCTCAATTGACGATGCCATCAGGCTCCTTCAAGAGATTAAGGAACTTGGCGGAAGCGTGACAACCACACTCGAGAAAGCCAAGCCTGTTGCAAAGAAAGCAAAGAAGGCAGCTAAGAAAGTAAAGCGAGCACCTTCAGCTTACAATCAATACATGAAGAAACAGCTTGCAATACTCAAGAAGAAACATCCTCGTTCGTCGCACCAGGTATTGTTCAAGAGAGCTGCTAAGTCTTGGAAGCGATCAGCAGAAAGAAAGAGGTCGATGAAATGAAGACATTGACAAAAGAACACAACACGCTCAATGTTGACAAAGTAGGTGCTGTCTTTACTATCAGTGAAGGTAGCAACTGGAGGCAAACAACTCCTGGTGGTAACTTCTTTGTTTCAGACAATTATTTTGATTTGGCTGGTATGTCAATTGAAGACAAAACATTGTTCTTCGAAGGAGCAGCAGTTCAAGAAGTACAAAACCCAGTTGCAGTTGCTGGAGCTGCAGGTGATTTGATACAAGTTGCAGATATTATGTCAGCCATTCCTTTGAGTGATGACCAGGTAACAACATTCCT